AAGGTTCTTTTGGCAAATTCTAATCCTAATCCCTTAGGGGACAAGATTGATTTGTTCAAGTTAATTGCTACTCCTATCTTTGACATTAAGTCTAAGTAAGAATGAGCAACAGGTCCGTCTGCTACAACTAAATCATCACCTAATAAGGCGTAATTAGTGTACAGAGTTCCAGGTTTAACCCAGCCGATCCGCCATGCACTCACTTGTACCAGAAAATGGTGAGTAAGTGCCAACATCGCCCAGCTCGATAGAGCTCCCATCGGTTGACCTACTTTATAATAAACTTTTCCAGATAATCCATGTTTTGAATTATCATATGAAGGATTAGATTTAAATAGGTAAGGTCTTCCAACCAATAATTTTGCCCAGAGGTCCCCGAATCCGGGTACTTGCCAAATTAATCGGTTCAGTAATTCAGATTGAATACTTAATGGAAGTCTATCGGTAGCTGCGGAAAGATCTAAAGAATAAAATTCTTTAAGACCTTTTCTCAAAAGTCGATGAACAGGTCTTAACTGGTTAAAGGTTCCATCCATAGGGATTCTTTTCAATATTGAAAAGATTAACTTATGGAGAGGATAAAGTAACCACTGTGTAAAATTATCTACCAGTGCAAACACCCTTAATTTACCAGCCGCTTCTTCCTTAAAAGACAGTTTACCAATAGGTAAACCAGGTTTAGTCATCCGAACAAGATGTTCGTTTACAGTCCAATTATCTGCAAATTCTTGCAATTTTGGAAAGTATGATGAAGCTAAAGTCTGGAATGCATCGAAAACATTCGATCCTACCAGTGCGGATAAACTTCTAAACATCACTAATGGATGAGTAGACCAAAGATTTTGGTCATCCTGACTGAAATTAGAAGGAGAAGACTTCAAGATAGTGAAAAGTCTAGCATGTTCCTTTAAATATTTTAAAGGGTCTAAAAATAGACCATCATCTTTGATGAACACGTTCAAGAACTTTAAATAATATCTTGAAGGGATAAATTGTTTTGGCTCATCTACTCCTGGATTCAGGATAGTAGATAGGTTTACTTTATATTTAGGAACTTCGACTACTCTATAACAATAGAATAAAGTCAGATAGAACTTAATTAAAAGATATTTCCCCGGTCGGTTATTAAGAATAATAGCCCGATGAGGAGCCGCTACAATTCTAGGCATTAAGGAACCTTTTGTTCTTGATACTTTAGCCCCAAAAGGCTTCATATCTCGAACTTTATATCCACTTGACGCTTGTTGTAGTGAAATTTGCGCAGCTTTTAAATACACAATAAGTCCGTAAGCACCTTGGGTGTCTAGGATGTGTTTTAACTGTTGATGAATATTCACGCATATAGAAAAGAAACTTTTCGAAACTCTTCCTCCAACTATGGCTTTTAATTTTCCTAATAAATTAGGAAAGGCCATAGAAGGACCAGCTTTTACACTGATCATGTCACTTAACTGTTTGTAATTGAAACCCCATTTAGAAAAATAAAATTTTTTCATAATGTTTAAAGGGTGCAAATCACGACAGGGTTAGTCTTCAGAACTACGATGTTAGAATCGCATCGTCTAAGTATAGGATCTATTGGACACCAGAATAATCTGGGCCGGTTTCCGTCACTTAGAACTTTCTAAAGATTTAACCTCCTGCTAGATGCTGTATTGGTAACGTTTTCTTTTCGAATACCAACACCAATTCATTTTACTCAGTTAAGACTTCGGTTTCCAGGAATCTAGCTTTTAAACTATATCCCGGGCCGCAGACACGTTGTGAAACGGAGATGAGTTCTCTGAAGTTTATCACTTCTATCCCGCATTGTGGGAGTACTGGGGACGTGGCCAAAAGGCTCGGTTCCATATAACCCCACCCCTGCGAGCGAGTATGATTCTTCTATTGAAACAATCATTAAATCGTTTCAATTAAGACTTATATACCTGAGTTCACCAAAATTAGTGAGTTCAGTAGTAATGCTTAATCTAATAGGAACCAACAGGTAATTAATCTGTTGTTAGACGTTCAATTCACAGTCGCTTAGAGCCAATCCTTTAAAGGACCGGGTTTCCGCTTTGGAAACTTAGACCGGCTTGCGCCG